TTGCCCGTCCACCCGATTGCCGCTCTTGATGACCTAGCCGGCCAGGCTGCGCCGGCCCCCCAGGTATGAGTGGTCGCCGGGTCACCGAACGCGCTAAAGAGGCCGGCGTCGTCGGTGAATACCTGAAAGGGCTTCTGCCTCCGGAGGTTGTTTTTCGTTTGTCGCAATTGTCTTTTCCTGATCAAATTTCTTTTGTCTATTCGCCACAGTGGTTCGGCCGCAGACCTACAGACTTGTGTAGGGCGGCAGCGGCGTACCTCGCAACTACGCTTCCTGTCCAGGTCAGCGTGAGCTCATCTGATTTGCAAACGATCCTGGACACATGCCTCGGTCTACCCGAGGAACCGCCAAGGCCTGTACGGGCAGCCCCATGGTTGACCGACCCAGGCAAATCTGTGCGCTGCTTCCCACTCAAGTCAAACCCGGCAGCGCAAAACAAAGTGAATGTGTACCTGTACGAGGTAGCACAAGACCTGCAGCAAACCCTCCCCCTCTCATTTTCCGCCGCCGCCGCCGCACTCATGCCTTATAGGGACTCTGGCATGTTCAACGACCAGGCGAGTGCGGTGTTGCTTTACGGCACTGGTCTGAGGGGGTGTCACGTTGCGCGTCCCTATGAGACTGCCGCGAGGCTTATCAGCGACCCTGAACTCGCGAAGAGCCTGACCAACTTCATCAAAGCGGTCGGAGCCAACGCTACCAGGGCCGGCGCTGTACTGGCGGAGGCAAACGCGATGTTGGGGCGTGATGTGGGTCACATGGATATGATGGAGGAGGCACGGTACAGGACAACTTCCAAGGTCCACGAGAAGACGGTCCGGTACGAGGAAAATGCGTTCAGAGCTGAGGTGCGTAAGGTGCTCGAACGAGAGATAAGGCGTGAGGAAGGTACCCACAGAATCGACTTCCCTACGCTGGAGGAGCACTGGGCGAAGAGGTGGATGTGGGCTGTGAACGGCGCCCACTCGGGCTTAGTGTCCGCACTGTACCCGCGGGAGCCAAAGCCGGAGGGGATGGTACGAGAGCACAGGCGGGCCTGGCTCGAGTCCATTTCCGACGATCCCCGCACCGGATGGGACGGTACTACGTACGTCAGCGCCAGTCCAAAGCTAGAGACCGGCAAGACGCGTGCGATATTCGCATGCGACACCGTTCACTACCTGGCCTTCGAGCATCTGCTCGGCGAGGTGGAGCGCCGGTGGAGGCATGAGCGGGCGATACTCGACCCCGGCCGCGGCGGACACGTCGGAATGGTGTTCAAGGTGGCAGCCCAGAAGGCGCGGGCGGGCGTGTCTATGATGTTGGACTATGACGACTTCAACTCGCAGCACACGACCGAGTCTCAAATCTGGCTCTTCGAGGAGCTGATGGACCTCGTCGGCTACCCGTCCGAACTGCGCGCACCCCTCCTGGCGTCGTTCACGAAGCAGCGCATCTACGTGCAGGGCAAGTGCGTGGGAACCGCCAAGGGTACGCTGATGTCTGGACACAGGGGCACTACCTTCATCAACACAGTCCTCAACCTCGTCTACTTGCGGCTAGAGTTGGGCGGCGAGTTCATGGACCGCGCCGTCTCGCTGCACGTTGGTGACGATGTCTACCTCGGAGTCCGCACCTATTCCGAGGTCGGGTACGTGGAGAGGTGCCTCTCTTCATCAAAACTGAGGTTGAACCCCCTCAAACAGTCGGTCGGGCACCTATCGACCGAGTTCCTACGCAACGCAACGCGCGGTAGGGACACGTATGGGTATTTTGCCCGTAGCGTGTCCACCGCTATCGCGGGGAACTGGGTGTCCGATGCAAAGTTGCAACCGCGTGACGCGCTGATCACCATGATCACGACAGCGCGATCGCTTGCAAACCGGTCGGGATCAGACCACTTGCCCCTGCTCCTCTTCCGCAGCTGCTGCCGCATGACGCAGCTGCCGAAGGAGGACCACCTGAGGCTGATCGACCTACTCCGCGGCACACTGGCGCTCGATAATGGGCCCCAGTTTTTCAGAAGTGCTGTGTACCGACGCACGGTCGCACGCGTCGAATTGGCAGCTACCGACGACCATGGGTACGCTCCACTCCCCTCAACTGCTACGACACAGTATCTAGCTACTGCAGCTACGCCACTCGAAGTGGATGTCTTACAGCAGGCGGGGGTTAGTGTTAGCGACACCATGGTCGAGGCCAGCTTCCGCAAATCCCTCCCGGAGCGTTTCACGCAATTCGAAACGCTCCGTTTGTTACCCGAGGAGCGCACGCTCGCTGTTGGCTCTGCCAGTGTGAACGACCTCCTCAACGCCCCTATCGCTCGCGGTTGGCTCGAGCAGTTCCCACTGCTTACGCTCGCGCGCCACC